CTTTGAGAATAGATTCCAAATTAGTCACTTTTGAACTAGCATATTTACCATTGCGCGATTCATCATTAATATGCATATCATAGAGAGTACGAAGAGAAGGGAAACCCTCACGAATAAGCTCAACAGGGATCTGAGCTTTACGGATAATACGAGTAAGACTTGTATCTTTAACTGTATCGGCATAATATTTAGTATATGCCTGCTTATCTTCAATATTTTCCATACAAGTATGAAACATTTCCCTACAAAAATCATATGCAACTGGATTTGTACCCTGCGAATCATATGCCATTCCTATAGCAGCTATGGCATAATCTGTAACACACCATTTATCTCCTTTACTACCATAGGCACATTTAATAACAGTCTTTTCAATCGGTCTAAAAGGTAGGATATCTGGTAATTTAGGATCAATAGTATTCTTAATAAGATATTTTTGTAAGAAAACAATACCACTCCCACAAGTAGTACCGTCTCTCCTAACTATAGATAGAAGAGATCTACTTTGACGCATATTACGAATAACCATATCAAAATAATATTTTACGAAAAAAGAGAAGCCTCGCTCATTTATATAGGCATGTAAACTTTTCAAAACTCCAATAACATGGTCATCCCCATAAATAATAATAACTAACTGTCCAAGACGAAGTGCTAATAAAACAGCTTTACGAATTTTTGGATTTTTCTGAATGACGTCTTCTATATATAGAAAATAAAGACAAGCAACAATCCACGAATCTCCATGGGAAGTGTCAGTAGCGCCAGAAGGCATACCTCCATAAACGACACGCCATATTTTACCAAATACATTAGTAAATTTTACACTTAAACGTTTGGCGACTAACACTGTGAGAGCATCATGAACAGCTCGATCTCGTGAAGTAGGAAATTTTGTATAACGAGAATTACCTGCCATATAGAGCGTCAACCAACCTCTATTAATGGTCCTATCTTGACCAGAATAATCTCCATCCTCCCAGATCATTTCCTTAGAAAATTTAATCCCAAGTTGCTCTGCGATAAGATTTGCACCACCATACCACCATGTCATACCTATTTTGATGGCTTTACCTCGCTCTATATAGTGGCGAATCTTACCTATGACTGCTGCTGCTATAGTAACAACATAACTAAGTAAATAAAAAAAACGAACTTTATTATTAACATCTTCTTGCTCAATATGTTTTTGCTTACCCCAAGGAGTATAGACACATTGCTTCTCTTGTTTTGGGACAATATAACTATGAATATCTGGATGCTCTAGGTCAACTCCAGGATCCATATAGGCTTTTTGACCTAACTTGTAAACTTCAGCACAGGCATAGGGATACTGTTCAACTTTCTTACCTATACCAGAATAAACTTTAGTTACCCCAGGAACACTCTTATCAACATAACGAGGACAACTCCTATACCCTGATGCATTTAAACCACACGGTGCTAATTGGTAAACTAATCTTTCAGACCATTTCCACTCTATAGAATTTTTATATTTATTAACTCCCATGTAGTCATACATCATATCTAGAGCACCTGGCAAACACCGATTGAGCAATTCTTTAGCACGATCGGAAAAATCCCTAGTAGGCTGATTATTTTTCTCCAATTGGACTGGTATTTTCTCATAAATATTTGTGAGTGCAGCACTAACATACCGTCCACCTTCATCTCCTGTAAAACACCTATTATACCATGATTGCCTAATCATCATCGTATTCAATAATGGTAACACTCCTTTAGATAAAATATCCCAAGGTAAACCAGAACGATACGGTGTATCTTTCCATACACAATTATAAAAAAAATCATAATCAAGATCTAATCCAAGATAATGATTAGCATAATATATATCCCAAGTACGATAAAACAAATAAATACAATCTGGAACAGAAGGTAATTTGGAATCTCTTGGTAATGTCATATGTGATAACATACGTGGAATTGGTGCCTGATTGACTGCAGAAGATAATGAAATTATATTATTACATATCTGAACACGTGACTTCGCTTTGGATTCGACTGTTGGATTATTGGCATACATATATAAGTTATTCATTTGTAACAACATTTTTTTAACCATATGACCAGTAGTAAGCTTTGTGCCCCTTACGACACGAGATATAGTTATAGCTTTTCCTTGATATCTACCAGTTAACAATGTGGCTCTAAGATTGCAATTACACACACAATATCCACAGTGCTTGTGGTGAACTGAATCAATACTCGAAGTATTAGTACGCGGATCTTTCCATTCGAAAGAGAGCATTTTATGAATTCGTTGCTGTTTAGTAATATATCTAACAATAGGATGTAATCTTAAAATACGCCTGAAATAACGAATTATTTCAGATATATGCGTGATGAGCGTCTTAGTCGTATATCAGCAGCGGCCCACTGTA